TGAATAGCTACGTGTATTAAGATGTACTGAGTGCGTTACATCACGAGCTAAAAATAGTATCCCTACAAAATCACAGGCTTTCATTGTTGCATCCCTTCAGGTGGCATCATTGGTTGTTCTTGCGGTGCCATTGGCATCTCGCCTTGTGGCATTTCGTTTGGCATCCCTCTACCTGACATTTCGCCTACTAAATCACCGCTATCTAACATGCCATTCACGGTACCCATTACAATGTCTTGTATCTGTTCTGGCGACATGGATGCTTGGACTGCGCTAATACGTTTAGTTTCTGCATCGTAAGCTTTAATGTTAGCTTCTTGCTCTTTAATCGCCAAATCTTGCGCTTCCATAGACTTGCTAACGTTTTGTAGCATGCCATGTAACTGATCTAGCTCTTGGCCCATCGCTTCCATTTGTTGTTGTGCGGCTGCCAATGCTGGGTTATCTTCTGCATCATTTAATAGCTTAGGATCAATCGTTTTAGCAAAACGTTTAGCCATTTCTTGTGCGCCAGGCCAATCCATGTTCTTAACAAACAAATCGCCAGCCACTTGCCACAATTGTGGGTTGCCTTGCAATAGTTGGCTCATCGCATCTAGTGATTCTTGGCGTTTTGTCATGTAACTTGGGCCTGTAGACACCGCGATGTCGTACTTACCGACGCTAGGATTGTATATTTTTTCAATTACAATGCCTGATTCGTCTACTATTTTCTTGATTGGTTCAGGTTGATCAGGGTTAATTTTTGCTGATTTTACTTCGCCATCGATACCAATAATACGTGCTACACGTTCTGTATCGTAGATTTTTGGGATTAAATCCACTAATTGACGCCCAATATGGCGAATAGCACGTGCTAAATTGTCAATATAGTGGTATGTACCTGTATCGCCTTGTTTTTCTCTTGCTAAAATCGCTCTTCCTGAGCGTTCGTTGCTCGTTGCACCTAAACTAGAGTCATATTGACCTGTAGATGACTTAATATCGTCTGAAGCGCCTGCTTTTGCTTGTAATAGCCCGCTAGAAGCCATTGGTGGTTGCGCACGTTGTGGTAAAGGTAAAACAGCGCCTGCACCATCTGTTACGTCAGGGTTAACCTCTAAATAAGGCCAATTTGTTGTGTTTGCAGTTTTCCATTGAGACTCATAGCCTTCAAATTGACCGCCGTAACCGATAAATGGTGCTTTTGGCGCCAATGCCAACATCTCAGCTTCTTGTGAAACCCAGTAGTTGTACATACGTTGTGCATCTTTTGCATTACGTATAAGGCCAGACACGTACAATCGTCCATCTACTTCATATTCGTTACCTACTACACGCACGACAGGGATGTAGCAACCTGCCCACTCTTGTTCTTGTAAGATTTCAAAGCCGTTTGTCTTTAGCCACTTGACTTTTTTAACGTCAGCAGTACGTGACTTGATAGGTTTTTGGCCCATCTCTTTCATTTGCTTATCTTCAGGGCTATTCTCTACTACTGAGATGTTGCCACGGTATAGATTTAACCTAGAAGGTGTGTGATCTATGTAAAAATACTCTGCAATACGTACTGTATCTTCTGTTAGCCATTGACTTAGTGAAGAATCGCCTACACCTTGTTGCATAATAGATGATATTGGCGCAGCATCAGGGAATTGACGCTCGTATTCAGCTTTTGTCATATCCTCTGTAATAAAACACCATTCAGCATCAGCGCCAGTTGGGTCTTGGATTGTAGGGTCCATGTACACGCTAAAGGAATTGCGGATGCGACCAATGTAGATGTCTTGATCAAATGTATTGTCGTCGCAATATTTAGTTAGTACACGGATGTAACCTTCACCATAGGTGACCTGATTCTCACATGCGGTGTCGTATGCGACATCTGCATCTGAGATATATTCAATATGCCTAATCACGCCCTCGAATATTTCTGCGACCTCTACGTCAGCATTATCATCTACAGGAATTACCTTCACCGAAGGTCGGTTTTGGCGTTGTTCATTAGTAACTTGATGAACGTGTTGCGGTAACTTGTTGATTGTTAAACAAGGTCTAGCATTAATCGTCTGGCCTTGTACTGAACCGCGTGTTGCCAATACATCCGCAGGCCATTGCCATTGGTTGTCAGGCGAACCCGCCTCAAAACGTAAGTCGTCAAGCTCATCTTCTCTTGACTCTGAGTAAGCAGAAACCGCCATAGAAAAACGGCTACGCATTGTAGCCAGCATATCTCTAGGATCGCTTTTCTTGTTGCCGCCATTAGCGACAACACCGACGGTTACCATTTCATCACTCATTTATCAGTCCAATCACTTCCGTGTTACGCATCATTAGGTAATCTTTACCGTCGATAGTCGTCGTTTGACCTGTGTACTCACCAAACATAATATGATCCCCAACTTGAACATCCATATTTGATAAGTTTCCATTTTCTAATTTCTTCCCTGGGCCAATTGCGCGTACGTATCCGCTAAACAACTTCTTAGCACCTGGTACAAAAATAATGCTACTTACTACTTCTTCGTCTTGCTCTACTACGATGCAATCGCTTAATGGTTTAAGTCTCATTTGTTACCTTTTTTAGTCGCTTCTCTTTTTGCTGAGTACGCAATTGCAACAGCTTGTTTGATTGGTTTGCCTGCTTTAATTTCTGCTTTGACGTTCTCACGAAACGCACTTTTGCTTGGTGATTTTTTTAACGGCATTTTACTTACCTTTCTTAGCGGTCTTAGCTGACTCTTTAAAGTCTTTAGCTGTTGGTGCGCCTTTAGCACCAGGCTTTCTCATTTTTTCGCCTGAGCCTGCTTTAATGCGTTCTTGCTTTGCGTGAATATTTGCATATAGACCTGGTTTAGCTGCCATAATATGTCCTTAACATTTCCATTTTTTAAGTGCTGCTTTTGCTCTAGGTGCTTCACCTTTAGCATTTTTTACTACGCCACCCATTCTAGCACAGAACGACGCTTTACGACCTTCGTCTGCTTTTGTCTTTGGGTTTGGTGCTGGTGCTTTTAAGTTACTATTGTTCTTGGCATTATACTCTGCACGACCTTTAGCTGTCATGCCAGCGCCTTGCTCTGTAGGCTTGTAGTTTGCGTCTTTACCTTTAGTAGTACGCGCAATAGGTTTGTCATGTGCTTTTTTTGCAGCCATTTTAGCTTCCCATCCATGAACTAGATATACCGCCACCGTTAGCATACGACTTTTTTATACCTTTGTCAACATACTCTCGATGCGCTACTGGAAATGCAAAAGTTACGCATAGCGCGTCCGCTGCGTCAGGACTTGCCATGCCTCTTGCCTTCATCTCTTTCTTACCTTCTAAGAAGATCGTACCACTACTGTTTGGCTTCTTCATCGGACCTGTCAGGTCTGACTTGAGTTTTCTATCCTCTGGTATGCTTGCAGTTTTGAGCCATTCTCTCATGGCGCCCCACATCTCTGCTCGCTTGTTGCCCCACATGATGCTGTTCTTAGCGCGTGACCCAAAGTTCACACCTCTGACCTTATAGCGTTGCTCGGTTAGCCTATCCAATATGCCATACCCCAGACCACCTTCGTCGATGACTGTCATGACAGGCTTGAACTCTTCTATCGCCTCGATGACACGCCCAACGATAGACATGGTGTCCTCGCCTTGGTAGCGCTTGATACTAATGATGTCACGCCCTTGACGCACTAAGATGACTGTGCTATCTGCCCCGCCTCGCGCTGGGTCAACTCCAATAACAATCGGCGCAGAAGTATCTTTGTACCTCTCTCGTTTGAAAGCGTCCTCGACAAGTGTAGGACTGATAAACTGATCTTCACCTGCCGATGGAAACTCACCGTATACCTCGACCCGCGCCTGTGATGAGTCCTCTCCATACTCGGCAATAATCTGTTCGTAAACCGCTTTATCTGTATCCTCGACCTGGCGTGCATCTATTTGTCTCCCATGCCAAAAGTCACGTTTAGAGTTGAAACACTCAAAGAAGTAGCCTTGGTTACGGCGCGGGTTGCTGAACGCGAACCAATACCGATCTAATATGTTCTCCGTGAAGAAGCCAGCCCCCACGGACCAGATGCCGTCAGGTATACCGCTCGCTTCATCAAATATTAACATCATGCCGTCGTGGTTATGCACACCCGCGTAGCTGTCTGGGTTCTCTTCACTCCACAGCTTACCCTCAGCCGCCCAGTACCGCGTCCCCTTCTTTAAGTCGCGCTCGACTAGCTCGCACACCCACTTGGCTGGCACGAGCTTAGTTGCACTTATCTCCCACCAATGCGCGTTGATGATCATGGCCTGCCACTTAGTCAGCTCACCCCATGTGACTGACCTGAGTTGCGACTCGCTGTTAGCTGACACCACTACACTAGACCCGATGCGTGTTGTTAACATCCACAAGATTAGCCAACTCACTAACGCTGACTTACCGATCCCCCGCCCTGAGCTGACTGCCTCACGTAGCGTTGTCATGTCGACTTGCCCTTGGTTATCTTTGATATGCTTGGCGATTGTTCTTAGCACGTCGCGTTGCCATTGTCTCGGCCCTCTGAACTTTGCTAACGGCGTGTTGGCTTGACCCCACGGGAACGCGAACAGCACGAACGCTTCAGGGTCGTCCGCAACACGCGGGTCCCACAGACGTGACATTAATAACTGTTCTTCATCCGAGCTATATATAGGTAGTTGCATTATTCGTTGTCTACGACGGTGCCTTCAATAACACGCGATTGAGCTTCTTGCAAAGCTTGAGTAATACTTATTTTCTGATACACATCCACGGTGATCTCAGTCTTGGCTGTCCAGCCGTGTACATGCTGTAGCACAGCTAACGCTGACTTAGCGTCGCCTTCACGGGCTGCCGCCACTAGATGTTGCGCCATCTCTTTCTCACCGTCAGCCTTACCTTTTTGTGCTGCCATCTCCGCTACAGGGTCGACCTGGCAGAGTTGCCGATACTCGGACGGCATCATCCCTGCAGCTAACGCCAGAGAGTCGTTCTTCAACCCAAGCTTTGCTGCATCGTAAATAGCCTGTAAGCGAGACTCAGTTGCCTTCAACTCGCGTGGCGAAAAAGGTATCGAGAGGAATGTCATGCTCGCATGGTAGTTTGAATTTTGCGGATTGTCAAGAGGGGTGGGGGCTTTCGCCCCCGTGGGTATTACTTGTTCATTACGTACATTGTTACTTCGAAGCCGAAACGCATTTCAGTCGCTGCTGGTTTAGTCCACATGATTGATCTCCTGGTTAAGTTACGCAAATTGCGTATGACTAATACTGTCACCTTTTATCTGGTAGCGGAATAGTGATTTTCATTAAAAATAAAAAATTTCTTCTGACACCATCGTCACCGTGACCTGTCACCCCAAGGCCCTACCCCCCCCCCCCCCCCAGCAAAATGCAAACAGCTTTCTGTACGAACGTACAGCAAACTGCAGGCTGCAGTACGGCCGCCAGGCTGTAGGTATTGTAGGCAATGTAGGCAATCGTAAAAAGGTTGCTACTTTTAGCTAGTCATTTGTATGCAATGTAGGCAATTTGTTTTCGGTTGCCTACATTGCCTACATTTTGCATTGTGCAATTTGCACGGCGCGAAGATTTGTAGGCAATGTAGGCAATGTATGCTATCGGTTTTCAGTCGTACCCTGGCCACTGCAAAGGTATGTTTTACACCTATATATATTATTTAAAGGTATTAAGAAAACACTACCTACATTACCTACAATGCAATTTAACTCGCGCCCCGCGTGCCTTTGAGCGTATGCAATCGTATGTATTTTCATTACCTACAATCAACCTACATTGCATACAAAATGCCTTTTTTACCTGGTAGATATTTAATGCAACAAATTGTTTGACACTATTAATAATAACGTGGTCTAATAATCACATCAGCGACAGGCAACACTAAGCTGATTAAATTTTAAGCAGATGTTAACTAAATGGAGATTAAAAAATGATTATCTTAAATATTGTAGGTTTGGGCTGTGGTGTTGAAATTGATACTGTTATTCATTTCAACAAAAATGAGCGTATGTTAACTATCAATACTGGCGATCTATGCGAAGAAGATAAAGAGGCCATTATAAAAGTATTGAATCGACATCTATTAAATTTAGGCGTCGACGATCTATTAAGATTATTAAGCAAATAACCTGGAGCGTAAAAAATGAAACCTATATATTTAATACTTGAGGGCGCGGCGATCATGCTGCTATTTATCACAATCGCTATATTTAACTTTTTAATATCAGTTTGAGAGGCCAGATCATGAACAAAAGAAAACAAGTAATTTCAGTTAACGCGGACGCGAAAACGATCAAGGGAAACAGTCTTAATTTCTTGACAGGTATTTTATACCTGGCGCCCAGCGATATTAGTGGGTATCAAGTATGCCCGCTGGCTAAAAAAGCCGGCTGTGAGATCCCATGTCTTAATAAAGCCGGCCGCGGCGCGATGACATTCACCCAGACCCGTCGAATTGCAAAGACAGTACGGTTTTTCGAAGACAGGGAGAATTTCTTTTTAGATCTGGAGTACAGCATAAAATCATTAATTCGCAAGGCCGCGCGCGAGGGAAAAACGCCTTTGGTCCGGTTAAACGGTACGAGTGACATTGCCTGGGAGAATGTCCCGTTTTTGGGCCATGCGAATATATTCGCTGCATTTCCTGATCTGGCCTTTTATGACTATACCAAGATCCCAACGCGTAAAAATATACCGAATAATTACGATCTCACATTTTCGTATAGTGGCGTTCCATCATTCGCGCCTATGATTAAAAAGGCAGCGTTAAATGATAAATTATCGCGAATCGCTGTCGTTTTCGATCGCGTCGAAAATATCCCATCTACTTTTTTGAATCGCGCCGTATTGCCTGGCGATAATAGCGACGTGAGACATTTAGATAGAAAAGGCAGCGTAATCGCGTTATATGCTAAGGGACCAGCCCGAAAAGACATGAGCGGATTTGTGGTCCGGGCAGCGGCATAATATGAAAACGATCAATTATGCTATTTTCCAGATGTTAAGACATGATCTCCATCTGGCCAGGGAGGCGCGCATATCTAAAAGCTTGAGATATCAAGCAAGAGCGCGCGCCAGGGACGCCAGCCTAAAAGCGTATTTAAATGTTATTAGTGAAACCGTCGTTAAACTAAAAGAAAACCGTAATTATTACGATTAAGAAAAGAGGCCATAAAATGAGTAAACAAGATCTAATCGACTATACAAAAGAGAATTTCGGACGGTATGAAAGCTTAAATATGCATTTATCCAGTAATTTTTACCCGCCTATGCCGGCCCAGGTAAAAAAAGTATTTTTGGATGGATTTAACCAGTACTGGGCCGGATTAATTGATATAACCGGATTATCCCAGGAATTGTCCCGCGTATATCGCGGCAGCCTGGATCAATACGGATTTTATAACTATTTAAACGAAAACGATTTATATAATGATTAAACCTAAAAATCTAGATATGGATAAAATCGAAAAGCTTTTTAACGATAATTTTACCTTTGATAAAAACGATTTAAACAAAGGTTATACTTGTTTTACGATCTCCCCTAAACGCGATCAATTAAAAGAGACAGATAAAAATGAAAACAAATAACATTAATAGATTAAAAATGCTATCGCGTGAAGTACAAATGAACTGGGCCTTATCCGAGGCCATCATATTAAAATTACAGTTTAGTTATTTGAAAGGCCTATAAAATGTATAAAGTACTTGATCAAGATACTAATGAACATGTGATCTTTGAAACGTACGAGGACGCATGCATATTTAAGGGATTTAATCCTAAGGCAGCGTATAAAGTTAAACGCGATCTAAGGGACAGGCCAAAAGACTATAAAAGCGGGTCCCTGGTCCAGTACGGACTAAACAATGCAATAAAGGCCTATGTCTCAGAGTGGTTAAAATTAAATAAGCTGGCGGCATAATATGTTATTAATTACGGCGGCCATCATCGCGGGCCTTATAGCGATTATTTATGATCTGTAATGCTATCCCATCAACCACAAAAGAAAACGGCCATAAAGGCCGTTTTTTATTGCCTGGCATATGTACCAGACTAAATAACTTGTATGTAATAATTCGCTAAATATTACATACAAAACTAAACTATTAGTTTAGTCCTGGCGTATTATTTAAACTGATCATTTAATCACTACCATCTTAGGAGGCTCGGAGATCTCGACGGCCCGCCTTAATTCCGATTTGCTCATAGTCTCCGCGAGGTCTGGCGCCGCGAAAATGTGTTTTTTAGTCGTATATTCGCGCGAGTACAGCCGGCCACAATCGACCCAGCCCGCCTCTTTTAACGCATGCAATAGTGCAGCCTGGGGGACCTTAACTCCAGATGGAGCGCTGCCGGCTAGACGATCACATAAAGAGTGAAACGGGCTGCCGATCACGCCTTTGCTAAACTCACTAACACGCGAGCGCATTTGTTCTACCAGGTAAGATTCGGCAATACTCATACCATGTTCAACCAGGTTGGCCTT